GTGCCTGTTGCCCCCGTGCCTTCTTCAACGGGGGTGAACCACGCATCTTGATCCGGATATATCGGAACGTCTTCAGCGTCTACTTGAATGGGCTCTTCTTCAACAGGAGTTGTTGTGTCTGTGCCCCCAACAACCGCATCTGTAGTTTGCTCACCGGAGTCTCCTGTCTGCGCACCCGTTGTTTCGGTAGACGTGGCAGAACCCGTTTGTGATCCAGTTTCAGCGTCCCATACAGGTTTGTATGGTTTTGAAGTGACGATCATGCCCTCGCTATCGGGCAATCTACTAGCCCACTCGTAGCGAACCTCTTTTGTTTCCGGGTCGTAAACAGCAGTGTAATAAGAATTTTTGTTTGGGTTGTTGGGATCCGGACGGAACACATCAATGCGTTGTTCACCGTCCGCGTTTGTATACATGGCCGTTTCTGTACGCTCACCCGCGTCCAATTGCAGCCAGCTGGGCTTGGTGATACCCTGCGTACCTCCATGGGTTGAACCATCCGCAGACGCCAGCTCGCGGCCAATAACGTTGCCATACCCTTCCGGGGTCTGCATGTTGGCGAGATAATTTTGAAGGTCTTCACCCGACAGCGTTGTGCCAGACGCTTGCGCTTTACCAATGGCCGCAAACGCGGCGTTTTGTCCGCTTAGGTCATCCGGGAAAGCGTTAAGCTGGTCTTCCGTCAGCGCGGTGAGGCCCCTATCAAGCGCACGCTTTTGGATTGAATATCCTCTAGCCATGGCGCTAATTGCAGAATTGAAAAGAGAATCTGCAACGGCTTGGGAAGGGTCGCGGTTTGCCAGCTTTGACGAGGCCAAGGCAATCACGGATTTTTGTGCAGCAGGCGGCAACTTAGCAATTATCTCTTTGGCGCCCGTTACATCCAGCATCACATCGGTGGCAGCCTGAACACCGCTAAATGCAAGCGCAGCCATCGGATCCCTGCCCATGATGGCCGCCATGCCTGCATTGGTTGCTGCCTGCGCGCCGTACTTATTGAACAGCTGCCCCAACATTGAAGTGTCGGCCACAGACATTGCCTTAGATAATTCGGCGGTTGCAGCAGGCATGCCCTGCTGGATAAGCGCCGACTTCAACGCGGTGCCAACGTCCCCACCGTTCATGGCGGTGTTAATGGCGGTCTGACCAACAATTGCCGTACCCGTTGCGCCAATTGTTGTTGCAATTGCTTCGGGCAACAAGAATTCACCCACCGCGGTGGCGGCTCCAGGGTATGCGACCATAATGGCCACGGCGGCCAACTTACGTGGGTCGCTGGCAATGGCTTCAACCGTAGAGCCCAGCTTGCTGGCAACGTCTTGGATTGCCTCGGCTGTGCCGCCGGTAATTGCACGAGCAGTTTCCACCGCCTTACCGGTAATGGAGTTTGGCCCCACAACAACACCAATGGTGTTATCGTAAAGTTTACCGCCAAGCTCACTTAGCCACCAATACTCAGGCAGACCTGTATCCGGGTTGATCGTCCCAGAGCCACCCATGGCCTTCAACAACGCCGCCTCTTGGGGGTTGATGTGCGCCAACATGGTGTCACCATGCCTGCCGTACTGGGCAAGCTCCGCGGCCATCTGTCTAACGGTGGGTTGTTTCTTTGCCATTATTGTGTTTTCTCTATTAAGAATTACCCATTTTTACGAGTAATTACGCCCCGTCCCCGTTGACAGATTCAGTCAATGCAAGCGCCCATTTACGCCAGTCTGAGAACGTCGAGGGTTCTGGGACGCTGTACTTGTCAAACACCGGGTTCAGGGCGATGGCGTTGGCCAGGTCCATCCAATCAACCTCAGAAACGATGGGGAACTGCTGTTCGGCAAAGTAGTGGATTATGTTGCCGTTCCAGTCGTCCCAGGTGGCGTACATGGGCAGGAACTCGATCTGCATCATGGCCGCTCGTCTCCCATCTCCGCGGTGATCATGATCCGGCCGGCTTCGTAGTTCCCGTCAATGGCGTTACTCCTCCAGCGCAGGTTGATCAGGCGGTGCTCGACCCGCATGTCGATCTTCCCATCACCCTGGCTAAACGTGAACTCGTTGGATTCAACGGAGGGGGACTGAGCAAACGGTCGCCCCACGATCGTCATCGTCATGTCCCCGACCTGGTTAAAGTCAGGCTCGATACGGGTGATGTGCATCCGGCGGTTGGCTGTGATCGTGTGGTCCTCGGCAGGCGTTCCACCAATCCAGCTAATGTCCGACGTCTCGGCAAAGGACTCAATCGCGTATTCCTCGGTCGCCGTGATCTTGTTCTTGCCAAACTCATGTTCCCAGATCTGGTAGCCGCCCGTGATCTGGGCCATGGTTGACCCCGTTGTAAGGGTCGGATCCAGTGTGTCAACGAAGGTGATCAACGTTGTGCCGCCAGTCGTCGAGTTGGTGAACGTGGCCGAAACGATCTGGTTAACGGTGCTCTCGTCGCTCTGGAAGAACATGTAGCTGCCAGGCGGGTTCGTGGACAAGTCTCCGGCCACAATAACCTGTTTGGTTGTGGTTGCCGGGGATACATTGCCCGGGCCGTACAGCAGCTCGTAGGAAATACCCTCGATGAACTCAGGCTCCCAAGCACACCAGATCGGGCGAGGGAACACCTCGGTGATGTAGCCACACGAGCGGCGAGCGCCGGCAGCCTCGCCTGCGTCGTACCAGATGTCGTCCTTGACGTTGTAGATAATCGCGTCGTTGCACTCTGTAGACGTGCCGCGCGGGTAGAACCACCAGATCTCGTTGAACCGCGGTACCTTGGTGGCCCACACCTTTTGACGCTGCTGGAAGTTCAGGTTATCGAACAGGTAGTTGACGTTCTTGTCGTTGGGCAACACTTTGACGGCGCCGTTGTAAATGTAGAACCGATCGCTTCCCATCCAATAAAAGATACCGTCCATCTCGGTCACGGCATTTGATGACATGATTGAGATCTGTGTGGCGATGGTGTCGTAGCGCCAATAGTAGGGAGACGTGGACGTAAATGAAACACGCAACAGTGAGTCTGTGGACCAGAACATGCCCGATGGTGACGCGGTGCCGCCGCGGACGGGGTACCCTCGCACGATCTTACCGGCGGTCATGTTTGTGCTGTTGGCCAGCGGTCCGTTCCAGTCTGAGAACGTCTGCACAACCGTAGACCCCGGAGTAAATTCCACGTTGTTGTTGATCAGGTTACCAAAGTTACTGTACGCAAAAATGAACGGGTACAACACCACCACGCCACCACTGACGTCGATTGGCAGATATGTGGGTTGAGCGCCCGTAGAATCCACCACCTGGGTCAACACGTACTTTTGAGTTGCAGCGTCAGGCAGGAAGTTGCCTGCATACAGGGAGGACACCACGCCGGAGTCAATGTTTTGTAGATTTTTTCCGGGGTGAGCAATCAGCTTAGAATTGCCCGCGCCCGAAGAGTCAAACGCAATGTCAAACTGCCACAAATACTCGTCGTTTACTGGGAATGTGATCGGTGTATAGATCTCAACCGTAGTCGCGGGGGTGGGAAACCCCGTCAACGACGTCAATGTGATGGTTGTTCGGTTGGTGCCTGAGCTGTACGTTGGTGTGCCAGAGGTTGTGTAGTTAGTTCGCAGACCCGACGTGTTATACGCCCAGAACGTCGTTCCAGTGGGAAACGTGGCCACCACGTTACCAACAACCTCGATCGTAACCGGACCGGAGTTAACTGCGGTCACCACGTACGTGTTGCTGAACTCAACCTGGAACGGGCCCACTCCGACCCCTTGGTCGGTCCCCGTGTTAAACACCTCAATACCCTCGCGGTTGCCCACGAAGACATAGTTCACGCCGTTGTATGGGTTGGTGATAATTCCGCGCGGGATGTTGTAAGGCGTGGCAAACATCTGGCGGTAGCCGTTGATTTTCTTTGCCTTGCCGCGCTGGAACCGAACCCACCGGCCGTCGCTGAACTGGTCGCCCTCAAAGCGGGTACCGTCCCGCTTGATGCCAGGTTTGACAACCAGCGTAAATATTTTAGACGCGTTGTCTTGACCGTCAGCCATTAGAACGTACCCCCAGAGATAAGGTCTGCGTCAACGCGGCCAACGAAGTTGGTGACAAAGTTTCCTGTCCCCGCGGTGCCGTCCATGGTAGCAATTACCGTTCCGTTGACAGAGAACCCAAGCTGCGCGTCGTTAGGCGAGTACATGCCCGACGAGGGATCCAGGTTGAACGAGAACGCAGGCGCCGCGGCCGTGCCTCGGTTGGCCAGGAACTGACCCACGTTGGCCTGCAGCAACGGGTAGATGTTGGTTCCGTCGCTGAGCACAATCGCCTGACGCGACGCGGCTAACGAATACGGCGGCTGGGAGCTACCCTGCACTTGGAAGTTGATGTTATACGAACCCTGGTTGGTGTCGTTCAGGAAGTAATACACCTGCGTTACGGCGGGCAGTTGAACCAGCAGCGACGACGTGCGGGCCCCGCTCAACGCGGTGAAACGTTGAATAATCGGGGTGTTGGTGATCAGGCTCAGTGTCGCGCCGGCCACCGTGTCCACGTCATACGTGGCAGACGAGAACGTCAAGCTGTTGGGTCGGGCGCGGCCAACGGTAAAGAAGTCCTGCTTTGTGATGTCACGGTTAACACAGATAAAGCACGAGTCACCCAGCGGCAACGCAATCGAGCTTTGCCCGTCAATCGTTGAGTTAACCGCAGAGGTTTGAATTGTCAACGTCCCTGTTCCGTTGTTACGGATCAGGATAAACCAGCCCTCCGTCAACGACGACACGGCTGGCAGCGTCCAGGTGCCGGCGCCGCTCGTCCACACCAGACAGTGACCGCGTGTGTTGTCGGTGATGGTCGGAGCCGTGATGTAGGAGCTTGTTACAAACGCGGTCTCGAGCTTACCAAGAATGGCCGCCGTGCTGTTACCGGCCAACGTGGCTGCGTCAGCGTAGGCAACACCAGCGCCAAACGCGATGTTGTCCCACACACCACCAACCGTCGTGTTGTCGGTTAGGTATGTATAGACCGCCTGTCCCGTCGGAACGGAAAAAGAGTTGACCTCCGAAAAGTTTTGAACAGCAAAAGAATACGACCCGACGTTACGAATCAAAATGTCCGCGCCAACGGAACCCTGTAGTGCGTCTGGTAACGTCAGGATGGCGCCGGTGCTGGTTGCGTCAACGTCCAGGATACGAGCAACAACTTGCTGGCCGGCGTTTACATACTGGGGCCAGTAGAGCTGTGTTACCGTGGATAACGTAATCGCGTCATAGCTTACGTCTGTCGGCTGAATTACGTTACCGGTAAAGGGGGATGTGAATGTCATGATTGTGATTCCTGTCGTGAAGCGTTGCGATCAACCATTCGAGAGGCTTCTTCGCCCTTGAGTGCTGCGATGGCGTCGTTATAGTAGTTCTTCCACACGGCCAACTTCTCGGTGTTTTTCAGGAAGCCTTGGGCCTGGAGCAACGTGCCATACAGCAACGCCTGCGGCGCCTCGCGGGTCAGCAGGTTTTCCTGGTTGGTAATGTCCAACGGCTGAATGCGGCTGTAATAAATAATCTGAACCGGGTAAGCCTGATCTGCGGCGGGCGCAAAACCCCAGTGGTCGTAGTCATACTCGGCGTAGTACAGCGGCTGGCCCGCGGGGGCCTCGCTCAGGTACTGCGTCACGTAGTCCATGGACCGGTTGAGCACCGGCTCGCCGTTGATCTTCATGCTAACAGTCTTGCGCCAACGCACCGGCTTTTCCACGGTAGAGTCGCCTGCCGCGAGCGTCGTGTTGACCACGTTCAGCTGGATCAGGTTTTTAATCTCGGCAGCAATCGACTGTTCCGTGAGCATGATCAAACGGGGGATCTGGGTCACGAACGACTCGTCGTTTCGCTCTGAGTACTTGATGACATCCTCGACGAGGCTGTCATAGGTCATGTTTGCTGCTGACATTTTGTTTACGCGTAGAGACGCGTCCCTTGTTTATCAATGATGAGGGCTTGATGCCGCGGTTTATCCAGGGTTGAGTTTGGAATCGAAACATGGGTCCAACGGTCAAACTCGCGGATCACTTGATCATACGGCAACTGCGCGGCGATGATGGCCTTGACAACCTGATCCGGCGTCATGCCGGGAACCCGAATGTCAGCAGCACAGCCGATGCGATGCTGAGAAGTATCTTTGCTGCCCACAGCATCATTGACCTGTTTACAGCGAAACGCGCTGTTGACAATGATGGGCTTTCCGCCAAGGGTTGCCTTGACATCTTCCAAGAACTCGGCGAGTCGTTTGAGGTTATTAATTTCAGAATCATTGGGTGTGTTGTCGAACTGACGGTGATCCGTGTGTGTCAACTCTTCGAGGGTGAAGTTAGGGCTTAAGTTCATTTTTTCCTCATGTCAATAATTTTCTCAAGCGTACGTCCACCAAAGTAGAACGACATGATGAGCATACCCCACTGCCCCAACAGCTCAACATACGCCTGGTTGGTGTTCTTGTCGAACGCAGACATCATGGCAAACGTGAAGTAACCCGCCAAGATAGCTATGAGGGTCATGGGGCGGATGTTTTTAGACAGCCATGAGTCGCTTCCCATGTCGGCCTTGAGGCGCTCTGTAAGATTGTTTTGTTCAGTCTCAAATATCTTGGTGTCGTTGGCCATCTTGGCCAGCTCGCCCTCCTGGGCCAGCTTGGTCAACTCCAGCTGGGCCTTTGCCTTTGCTTCAGGGTCAGGAATTAGTTTGTCAATCAGCTTTTCGCCGACACCTAAAAGCGCGTCTAGTCCAAGCATTACTTTTTCCCCATCTTTTCACGTTCTTCAAGCAACTGAACCTTGACCTGAAGCTGGTGAATGTCGCGGTAAATCTCTTCCTTTAAGGTATGACGCCGTTCAGCAGAGATTGGACTGTCTGTTGGCACGCCCTCTTTGGTGATCAACGCAGGCATTGAGCCTTCGATCTTGGTCAGGCGCGTCGAAAAATCCGTCACCTGCCCCAACAACCACGCAAGCGAGGCAACGATGACGGGGATTACTGCCTTGAGAATGTCTGCCCAGTTCATTTAGGATATAGCTCCATACGTTGTGCCGCTGCCGCTGACAGTCACGGTGTTTCCATTTAATGCAATTGCCTTACCACTAAAACCGCCCAAATTATTCTCCCGCCGCCGGAGCACGCCATTGTTCTGATCCATCTTCCGCAACTTCTACAATAGAGTACGGGACGCCGTGCACATGCGAGAGATAAAATTCCCACGCCCGTTGGCGTGCAATTGCGTCTCTTTCTTGCACGTCTGTTGCAAACGTGTATGTTCCGTTTGCTGGATTAAAAATTGCGTATTTAATCATGTTAAGATATTGCCCCGTATGTTGTACCGCTGCCGCTGACAGTCACAGTGTTTCCATTTAATGCAATTGCCTTACCGCCAACACCACCCAAATTATTTGCCAGGCCCCCCGTCACTACCGAGCCATCTCCGCCCGCCGCACCGGCCGAACCACCGGCGCCGCCCGTTGTGCCGGGTCCTGTCGCCGACCACACATATGCTCGTCCACCAGACGCTCCCCAGCCGCCTCCGCCGCCGCCAGCAATGCTTTGAAACTGCTGAGGGGTAATCTGTGATATCAATGTCCCGCCACCACCACCCGCTCCACCGCCTGCTGCTGCGGTTCCTGTTGAGCCAGTGGTCCACGTGCCTCCCGCACCCCCAGCACCCGGTATGATCCGCCCACCTCCGCCGCCGGCGGAAGAGTAATACGGGGTTGTGTTAGCCGCGCCAGATACTCCGGTCGCGTTTAGGGCACCCCCAGCGCCCCCGTTGGATATTGTTGATCCCTTTTTGAGGTTTCCGCCTGTGCCTCCACCCGCGCCTCCGCCGCCACCGGCGTAATTATTTGGGCTCATTGACGAATTAAAACCGCCTCCGCCGCCACCACCTCCACCAGCAATATAGCCGTTGTTGGTGACGGCAAAACTCACACTGGCATAGATAGCTGCTATGCCGTCTGAGCCCACAGTGTCTGATCCGCCGTCTCCGCCCTTACCGAGAACGTATCCGTTATTAACAAAAGTAAGCCCGTTAGGCCAGGATCCGTTGATGATTAACCCGCCAAGGCCTGTACCCGTTGAATAAATATAAACTCCGGTGGCCAATGTTATTGTTACGTTATCGCTTCCATTCCAACCATTAGACAGAGCCCAAAGATTAAGGTTCAGATCAGTTTGATTTGTTGTGATTGTAAGAAAAACACCGTTTGTTTTACCCCAGAACCCAGACGGCATACTCAACGCGGTGCCTGCTGTTGTTCCAGTTAACGTGCGTACATTTGTGTCGTTGAACGAAATGGTTGACGTAGCTGACTGACCCAATTCCAGGTTGACCGACTGCCCCGCAGTCGATCCACCTAAACTGATTGGGCCCGACGCGTTGAGTGCCATTTTTAATACGCTCCTTCTTTGAAGATGTTCACAAACACCGTGCCATCTTCAAGTGCTTCAATTTCGTGGGGTACATTTGCTGGCAGATCAATCGGCTGCGTCTCTGCTGTCATCACAATCTCTTTACCCTTCACGCGGACAACACACGAGCCAACCTGGCAGACCGTGGCATGATTAAATTCATGCATGTGTGAGGGAAGGCCATCACCCTTGTCGGCATGATATACATTAACCGTTACGCCGGCGTAATTAAAATTATGAAACGGAGTAATGGGTTTCATTACCATTCAACAATTACGCCGCCAGCGCCGCCACCGCCTGCACCATAAACACCCGCTGTTCCTGAACCACCTCCAGAACCGCCGCCTGTTCCACCACCTGAAGACGAGCCATCAGCGCCGTTACTACCAGGTCCAAAGGCTTCACCGCCGTCACCAAACACAGAGCCATACGTGGGGTCCACTCTATATATTGCCCCACCACCTCCGCCGGACATTCCACCGCCTCCCCCAGCAGCTCCATTTGTTGCTGGGGGCCCTGTAAAATAGCCACTTCCTCCGGCCTGACCCCCACCGTTAAAAGCGCCCACTGAAAAATAAGTGTTGGCTTTTGTAAAATTAGGGCCGTTTTTAACCAGTATGGTGCCTGCTGTTGAACTAGAAGATCCCGTGGCTCTTGTCGGATATCGGTTTCCGCCCAGGCCTCCGCCACCGCCGCCACCCCCTATGGCTGTAGCATAAAGACCAAAACTTGACGCACCTCCAGCGCCGCCAGTTGAAGCTGTGCCTGAAGACACTACATTCCCTGCGTTACCTCCCCCGCCAACAGTTACTGCAATGGTGGATCCTGGAGTTAATCCGGTTATATTGGCTTTTATAAACCCGCCCGCTCCACCTATGGCTCCCGCCCAACAACCTACTCCGCAAACGGATTGACTAGAGGTGCCGCCACCCCCACCGCCGCCACCCCAAACAGATACTACAACCTTTGTCACACCGGCTGGCACCGTAAAGTTGCCCGATGATGTAAAAACTTGAGAACTAGGGCCCGCAGAACTTCCCCCTCCCCCTCCCCCTGTAACGGCGGTGGTTTGTATGGTTTCATCAGGAAACTTTATGCCGGTTGAAACAAGTGAGGTTGCCATAGCTTAAACCCCCTGGACGCCATTGGTTCCTGGGAATGGAGCGGGAGCAGGAACGACAATAATTTCTTCAGTTTGTGTGTTGTAGTACCACTGATCTGCCACCACATCATTGCTGCAAGAGGCCCAAAAATAGGGTGGTGCGATAGGAAATGACGCACCAATATCTACAACCTGGCAAACGCGCGCAGATTGCTCAATTGGTGTATATATGGGTATATATTTACCAGGGATTTGAGGGTCTGTGTTTGGTTCCCAGCTAGTGAGAGCATTTACCAGACTTGTAGGGTCGATTAAAGCAAGTTTCATTTTTATCACCAAAAAACAATGACACCGCCCGTAGACGCAATGGTTTGTGTGGTCCCATCAGGAAACTGAACACCCGTTGATATAAGTGAGGTTGCCATACTTACGGCGTTCCGTAGCCTGTCACGTTGCCGATAACGACAAAGTTACCAGACGAGTCAAGCGAGCCAATCGTTGTGGTGCCGTGCTTAAACACCAGCTTTGAGCCAACCTGAGATATGGTGAAGTTGGTCGTGGCCACGCTGCCCGCGGATCCTGTTGTGTTCTGGTCCAACGTCGGGACGTCGCCGGCCTGGATGGCCGACATGGTCACGTTAGTCCCGTTGCCGCGCAGGTATTGACCCGACGTAACACCCCCAGCCAGTGCGTTGATGGCCGTTTGCTGTGTCGTGGCGCCCGTGCCGCCGCTGCTGATGGCCAGGGTGGCCGACAAACCTGCCGCCGTGCCCGTCGTGTTCTGGTTCAACGTCGGCACGTCGCCGGCATCGATGGCCGACATGACCACGTTGGTGCCGTTACCGCGCAGGTAGTAGCCCGATGTTGCTGCGCCAGCCAGTGCGTTGATGGCGCCCTGCTGGCCCGTGTTGCCGGTGCCGCCGTTAGCAATTGGCAACACGCCGCTCACGTGGGTCGTCAAACCAACCTTACCATACGACGGCGCGACGCCCACGCCGCCAGACAGCAGCACGTTACCCGTTGCAATGTCAGACAGTTTGGCCAGGGTTGTCGAGCCAGACGCGTACAACAGGTCACCAATTGCGTAAGACGCAAGGTTAGTGCCGCCGTGCTCAACAGGCACGGTGCCAGAGATGTCCGTGCCCAACAGGGCCGACATGCTCGCGTTGGTGCCGTCGCTGCGCAGGTAGTAACCCGTGGTCTGCGTACCCGTCAGCGCGTTGATGGCGCCCTGCTGCGTCGTTGCGTTGGTGCCGCCGTTAGCAAACGGCAACGTGCCAGACACCTGGGTCGTTAGGCTCAGGCCCGTGATTGCGCCGCCCAACGTGATGTTACCTGCACCCGTTACGGTGCCCGATAACGTCAGCCCGTTAGCCGAACCTGTGCCTGTTACAGACGTCACCGTACCCCCCGAGTAACCCACCACGGGGTTCCAAGAGGGTGCCACACCGGGGCCATTGGTCTGCAGCACGTATCCGGCAGTTCCGGGCGACAAGAACGAGGTTGTATTAGTGGCCGCTTGCACGGGAATGTCGCCAAGCGTACCCCCTGCCAAGTTAGTGGCCAAAGAGACCGCGCCGGCTTGAGCCAGCAAAAACACACCGCTGTTATCGCGGGCGTACAGCTTCTTGTCCGTTACGTTGAGCGCAAGCTCGCCAACGATCATGCTGGCAGCCGAGGGCTGCAGACCCGCCGTCGTCGAGTAATACAGTTGAATGGGTGTAAAGCCGGCTTGTGACATCTAGGTGTCCTTATCGGGTGTAGTAGCTGATGTTGGGTGTAATGTATTGCGGTGACTTGTCGCGGTCCTCGTTCTCGGCCGTGATGGTCGCCTCAATGGCGTCGTTCTTCAACATCGTGATGCGGTTGATGTCGACACCGGGCAGCAGCTTGGCCACGCGGTGAGAGAGCTGCGCCTGCATCGCAGGCATCCAGCGGTCAGGGACCGCAATCTCGTTGGTCAGCTTACCCACGTCCTGGGGCTGCATCTCAATCAAAATCATGAACGCCTGGAACGCATCCTGTGGCACCGGCCACACGTTCATGATCGGGGTCACCTGACGGTCGAACCAGTACTGAAGCGAACGCTCGCCCAGGAAGTCCTTGTTCGGCAGGTTGAAGTAGCTGTCCCGGTTCAGTCGCGCCAGGGGCACGTCCTGTTGGACCGACGCCAACGAGAACGCGCGAATCTTGACCTGCGCGTTTGACGGGTTACGAAAGCGCCACCACTTGGCCAGCGGGGATCCGTCGATCTGGGTGTAGCCCCACTGGTTGACGATGCCGTTGGTGACCGTCACCATCGGCGCCCACGTGATGCCGTCGTAGCTGTACTCGACGTTCATCGTCGTGCCAACCGTGTCACAGTAGAAGCCCGCGCTCAGGAACCGGTAGCCGTCCTCGTAGAAGGCCTGTGCAGACGCGCCGGCGGCGATGGTGTACTCCAGGTCCAAGGACACCGTGTTGAACGCGCCATACACGTTGTCTGACGTCGTGCTGGGCCGGGTCATCAGTCGGTAGTTGGCCTCGCGGATGTCCACGGTGCCAACCGGCATCTCGTACTGCCGGGTCTGGGTCTTGCTGCCAATCACCAGGTAATCCAGCAGCCAGAGGTTCACGCCGCGGTTGGACAAGTTGATGAGGATGTACCAGAGCGCCTGGCGCGCACGGTTGACGTTTTCAGGCGTCATCTCCTCGGGCAAACGACCCGCCTCGCTGAAGGCGAAGTTGATCATCTGGTCAACCGAGATGACCGTCTGCGCCGTCGTGTTCGAGGTGTTGTCGTAGTTGCTTGCCATTAGCAGTTCCAGTTTCTAAGCGAAGCCTTTGCCCGCTCGGCGGGTCCGCTGGCCTTTTTAACGACACCCTCCATCCGAGCGCAAAAGCTATCTTTCCTGGCCTTGTCCGACTTTGTCTTCGGGTTCGGGGCGGGCGCCTTCAGGTTACTTCCGTTCTTGCGGTTGTACTCTTCGCGGCCCTTAGCCGTCATGCCCGCACCCTTTTCGGTGGGGTTGTACGTCTTGCCCTTGCCAGTTGTCTTGCGCGGGATGGGTTTGTCGTGTTTCATTTTTTCCTCTCGGGCAGCTTCTTCTTGGCCGGTCCAGCCTTGACGAACTCTTTGCCAACCGATTGCTTGATGCCGACCTTCTTGGCGAACTCGGGGCTGCGAGCAACCCCCTGCATCAGCCGGTTTTGAGCCTTGGACTCAATCGGCATGTCAGCACTTCCCGCCTTTTTTGAACATGTCGGGCTTACCCTCCAGGGCGGGCAGGCCTGCCTTGGGCTTGGCCTTGACCTCTTTGGCCTTGATCATGCCGCCGGCCTTGTACTTACCCATGCCGCCGCCACACATTTCGCGCACGGTGCCCTTCTCTTTCTTGGCGCGACCGCCACGCTTGAGCTTGGTGAGGTCGGTCTTCTCGCCCTCGTGTGACTGCTCGTCATGCATCTTGAATGCCTTCTTAACGATCTTTTTGTCTTGCGCCACGTCTTCGTGGGACATCTCCATGTCCTTTTTAGAGTGGTCGATGCGGGGGGTATATTTGGCCATGATTTGGTTCTCCTATCAATAATTACGCATGAAAAAGGGCTTATTCGCCCTTGTCTACTTTGCTGTCCAGCCTGTCAAAGATCTTGCCAAGCATGTCCTTTATGTCCTTTACGGCGTCTTTAAAATCGTCCTTACGGACGAAGTCCTGGTTGACCTCGCGGTTCAACTCCTTGACGTCCCGTTTGATTTCCTTGATGGCGTCCCAGATGGTCTTCAGGATCCAACCTCCCAGTGCACCGCAGAGGGTGATTGCCGTGTTAAAAAAGTGTTGTCCGTCGAAGTCCATCACACCGTCTCCATGGATGCCAGATTTGAAATTAGTCTTGTATCTGTCGGGTTAAACTCGAGCGCCTTCTTGCACAGCTCAACCGCACGTTCTTTGAGGCCCAGGTGCCACGCCGCAATGCTGGCCAGGTCATAGGGCTTCTCGGTCCACACGCTGGGATCCATCGTGTAAACCTCTTCCTTGTTGGTGATGTCCAGCGCCGACATGGCCGCCGAGAAGCTCTCCGCCCACATCGAGTGGCGGTAGGTGAGCATGGCCAGGTCGACCCAGGGCTCACGGGTACCGGGGGCCTCCGCAACGGCCAGACGAGCCCACTTGAGGGCCTCCCAGCTGTTGCCTTTTTCCTGGTGGCTCTTGCTGATCAGGCGCATGGCGTAACACCGCTCGTTGAGCCAGGTGGCCTCGGGCATGGCCAGGTACTTGTTCAGGGCCGTCAGGGCCTCGTCCCACATGCTGTAGAAGGTCAACTCGCGCGCGTAGTAAAAGGCGTTACGAGGACAGCGCGGGTCCTCGGTGACCGCTACCTTGAGTAGGTCCAGGTACTGGCCGCGGGACTTCGTTGGATCGGGCTTGTGTACGACCAGGAGCATGTCTGTGTGGGCCCAGACCTCTTTGGTTCGGATGTCGGGCACCGGGTATTCGTGGCAAGGATGATGCCAGTGATACCCATGACGATGATGAATCTTCTCATAGAAAAACGCGATCCCCATGCCCCAGTCAAACTTGTAGCGCAGGCGGGTGGTGTCGTCCTTCCACACGCGCTCGATCTCTTCACGCCATCCAGGCTGCAGCTCTTCGTCCAGGTCCAGCGAGATGCACACGTCAATGTCGCGCGGGATCAACGCCAGGGCCGCGTCGCGGGCCTTGTCAAAGCGCCAGGGGGAGATGCAGATCTCGTGGACCGCGGCGCCGTGTTGACGCGCCAACTCGACTGTTTTGTCGGTCGATCCGGTGTCGGCGATCAAGATCAGGTCGGCGTCCTTGGCGGATTCGCAGAACCGCTGGACGAACATTTCCTCGTTCTTGGAGATGGCGTAGACTGCAATTTTCACTGGGGTTTTTCCTCTACGGCCACCGTGTACACCCAGTCGCCCTCCAGCGTAGGCTCACACGGAACCAGTTGTTGCGTCTCGGGGTCGTGCTCCCGAAACAGGTTTACGCGAACCAGGTTGCGGTCACTCAGCTGCTCGTCCGTTGGGGGATACCACTCGCACAGCTCCCGGCAATCGGCCACCTTGGTCACAACCCCGTCAATTACTTCAGCTACTAGCATGGTCTACCTCAGAAGTTGGGGAACGCCGCTGCTGGCGGGGTGAAGTTGGCCGTGTATCTGGCCACACCTCTGGTAACTCGAATATCATCTAAATATCCGTTTAGCAGTGATGCTTGAGTTGGAGGGGAAGCATAATCACCAAGGATTAACGGATTTGAGGATCCATAATTATTGGTGTCAGTGTAAGTAGAGCCCGCTTGCACACCGTCAATAAACATTTTTGTGCTAGTTCCGCTTCTACAAACCGCAATGTGATACCACTGATTTATGTTTAACGCGCTGCCAGTTATTCTATCTGCTCCATTAACGTAATATCTAATACTCGAAGCATTCTGATAATAAATATGAGGAGCAACAGATAAACCCGATGCTAACGTAATATTACTAAAAATAGTCTGAGTGCTGGTTGAGTTTAATCTAACCCAAAATTCAATTGTGAAATCTCCCGTACCATATCCGTAAACAATGTTGCTGGGCTCATATACTATGCTGTTCAACCCGTTAAACGATATTGACCCCGTGCCATACTTGACTACGCTAGTGCTGACCTGCGCGCTTCCAATCGTCTCCAGATTGTTGACCGTCGTGTTGTCAAAGATGCCTGCGTTGGTTCCGTTGAGCAGCAGCTGGGTGTTGGCGACGGCGGTTACCGGGGCGGCTGGCGGCACGAAAGGACCGGTGTAGACAGCCGTCCCAACCACATAACGCAGGTTTGATATAAACCCAGGGAAGTCAGTTGCCGTAAAGTTAGTTTGGCCAAAACGTACGAGTTCGGTGTTGTTAACTAACGCACCAATTGCGTTTGTAGTTGTGGCGGCAACGGCGCCGTTTAAGTACAGCGTAAATACGTTTCCGTTCCTAACATAGGCAACGTGATTCCAAGAATTACGCAAAGTTGTCGCTGTTGCAGTCCCCAACAAAGTAATACCCCAGGTGGACCCTGTAGCGGATGACAATGCGGTTATTCCGCTTCCTGCCCCTGTGGATGTAAACCCCACGGTTATTGGACCATACGAGCTTGTGTTTGCCTTGCTGAATAATACTGCCCCGTTAGTCGGGTTGGCTCCTGTCATGTAGAACCAGCATTCAACCGTAAAGTTGTTGCTTCCCGGCTCAAGCAAGGCAGAGTCGGGCACAGTCAAATAATCCCCCGTACCGTCAAAGTACGCAGACCCGCCGTACGTCGCCGCCGTGTAGGGTGTGGGGCCAGTTACCGTGTCGGTGAACGGGTTGGCGAGTTTGGGTGTTGCGTTGCCGTTTGCCGTGATGGTTACGGGGATTGCGCTGTTGTCGATGAACTGGGTAGATTGACAGGTAAGCAGCGTCGTCGCGCCGCTGTATGGGTTGAACGCGTTTGTTACCGCGTTACCACTTACCGAAATGGGGAAAGCGTTGGTGCTGTTGTCAATGAACGTGGTTGACTGACAGGTAAGCAACGCAGTATTGGTTACTGAAGTTAGTGGGGTTGTCGAGGGAGAAAATGCAGAGGTGTAAAGTGCAGTGCCATTAACAACTCGCAGATTGGAAATGTACCCGTTAAACCCGTTGTTTGTGTTAAAACCGTTTGCCCCAATAATAGGCCTGTTAGTTGCGTTGTTTGTAGCGACAAGAAAGTTAGTTGAAACAGTTGCTGAGTTAACAACAACACCGTTAAAAAATAAATACCCGGTTGTACCGGAACGAGAAATAGCAATGTGTGTCCACTGTCTCGCGGGAATAACGCTTGTTCCTGAGTTCAATAGAACGCTAGTTCCAGCCAACGTTGTTAAACGTATTTGGCCGCCGACTTCCATCGTTATTAGAAATCTTCCCGTTCCTGTTGCGTCACCTGAACCATTATTATCGTAAATAACACAAAATGTGGCTGTGCTGATTGGGAATACCCAAGCCTCCCAAGTAAAACTGTTGGTTCCAATGGCAAGCGCAACCGGAGATGAAAGATTTAGATAATCCCCCGTTCCGTCAAAGAAACCACTATAGCTTGTGCCGCCAATGCCGTTGGTTGACACGAATGGGTTAGCCGACGAGGGGCGCGCGTCACCAAAAGGCGTGATGCGGAAATAGTTAAGGCTGTTGTCTTCCAACAGTGTGTCTTGGCATGTCAGCAGCGAAACGTTGGCCGCCGTTGCGCCCTGGCTGGTTGTAGTCAGCGGCGTGGTGGACGGCGTGAAGTTGGATGTGTAAACAGCCGCTCCTTTAACAAAACGGAAATTTGATATGTATCCGTTTACATAAGCGCCGGGTGTTATGTTTGCGCCTATTCTAAAAGGTTGTGTAGTTCCAAAATTTGCACTACTTGTTGCGGTCCCACGGGCTACACCATTTACATAAGACGTAATTGTTGTACCAGAACGCACCCAAACTATGTGATTCCACGATCCAACAGCTACAACGCCCGAAGAAACTAGCAAATTTGCGCTGTTGTAATAGAGTACTGGGTTACCCGAACCATTGTAATAATCTGAAAGCATGGTGTCGGCTCCAGATGATCTCATATCGAATACAACTGGCGTACCAGACAAAGAATTAAAATACACCCAATATTCAATTGTGAAATCGCCCGTTCCAATTCCAAATGCTGTGCTTGTAGCAATATTCAAATAATCACCGCTACCATCAAACGACACGCTGTTGCTTTGATTGCTTGGCACCGTTGTGGTTGTCGTCAGCGCGGATGTTGGCGGCGTGAAGTTGGCCGTGTAGACCGCCGTGCCCGACACAATGCGGAAGTTGGACAGGCTCCCCTGCATGTAATAAAAAGCGCTGTTATATACACCGATTTGATTCAGCGTGTATGTGGTCATCAACGAGCCCGATAATGTATATCCGCCCGATGTAATGTCTGTTCCGTTGACAAACATGCGAACGTTGTTGCCCGCGCGCACCACCGCAACGTGATACCACTGACCCTCAACAATCGTACTGCCTAAAGCGTTTTGCTGAATGGCCCAAGATGATCCGTTTTGTGATATCCAAAGAGCCCATCTTGCTGAAATGGTGCGGACGTGTAGCGCTGCATTTCCCGATGTGTTGCCGTTCCAATATATCAGGGTTCTGTCATTTGCAACTTCTGAAAAATAAACCCAAGTTTCAAACGTGAATTCCTGAGCCCCAAGTTGAACAGAAGACGTGGGGGCGCTTAAATAGTCCCCGGTACCGTCAAAGTAACCGCTGTAACTTGCAGGCGTTACTTGATAGAGCGTAAACGGGGAGAACTTGGATACCCGCGTGTCCCCATTGCGCGTCAGCGTGTTGTTAGCCGCGCTTTGATCAATAAATCCGTTGTTGTTGCAGGTTAGCAGTACAGTTTGAGTTGTTGCAACAAGCGGGGTTGTTGATGGTGTAAATGCAGATGTGTAAACAGCCGTGCCTTTTACAATCCGCAAATTAGAAATATATCCCGTCAATGCAGTAGCAGCATTTCCATTGTTGGCGGCTCCAATGCCAAGCGCCTGCGTATTTGCTACTGATGTAGTATATGAACCAGACCCAGCCGCAACGCCATTGATGTAAAAAGTTACTGTTCCGCTTAATCTAACAACTACAACATGAGACCAACTGTTAAGCGGAACAGTAGAAGTGGATGTTTGTGCGCCGGTTGAGCTGCTGCTAATCTGAAAATACAAATTACCAGCTGTGTTAATAATAAAAAGCCAGTCGGCACTCACAGTATACGCATGAGGTCCAGCAATCTGTGACCCATAGGTTGCGTTTCTGATTACAGGGTATACCCACGCTTCTACTGTGAAGTCCCCCGTTCCAAACGCATAGGCAGCATTGGCGGGTGCAGTCAAATAATCCCCCGTACCATCAAAATAATTGCTCCAATTACCAGGACCAACGTACGGGTTGAATGCTCCCTGAGTCGTGTTGCCGTTACGGGTGATCGTGAAGTTGTTGGTGCTGCTATCCAGGAACGTGTTGTTCTGGGCGCCGTTGGTCCCGTCGCCGTGCAAGAGCAACGTGGTGTTTTGAAAGTACGGGTCCGCTCCAGACCCTGAAGGCCAGTTGCCTTGCTTCTGGTAATATTGCGCCTCGTCAAGGGTCCACACCCCAGACGCGCTTGCTTGAGACGGCGTGGGGAGGGTGGAGGAAATAATTCCGCCAACGTACCGATGCTTAGACATTAGCTGATGTCCTCGTAGGAGATGCTATACGTGAGCGAGCTTCCAATTGCAGACACAACCGTTATCGACGTGTCCTCTTGCAAGTAAATAGCCGTTGACTTGTCCACGCAGATCAACGACGCGTTACCCGGCACCGACACCTGGTACACAACAGGGTACCCAGTGCCTCCGGCAGGGGCAGAACCCTGAGCCACCGCGCCGTTAGTGTACACCGACACCGTTGCGTTACACGCAGACGCGGTTACGTTAGACGCCACGATCTGGTTGATCTTGAACACCTTGTTTGATCCAGCAGGGTTGTTCAACAACACCACGGCCGTGGTGGCCGTTGGTGTGAAGTATGTCGTGTTGCCGTAGATCGTTGTTACGTTGACTATGTTTGGGTTAGCCATGTGCTTTCCTTAGAATCCAAAAATCATCGCCAACGCGATCGATTTCCCTGCAGTAATTCCTCCACCGCCGCCGCCGCCCGCCGGGCCTGTGGGTCCAACCGCGCCTGTGGGACCCGTGGGGCCCGAGCCCGTGGGGCCAGTGGGTCCCGCCACCGTAGACGCGGCTCCTGTGGGGCCTGTGGGTCCGTTAGCGCCCGCCGTGCCTGTGGGGCCCGTGGGTCCCTGAATACCTTGCGCGCCTGTTGGGCCTGTGGGGCCATCAATGCCCTGTGCCCCTGTTGGGCCTGTGGGGCCTTGAACGCCCTGTGCCCCTGTTGGGCCTGTGGGGCCGTCAATGCCTTGTGCACCCGTGGGCCCCGTAGGCCCCTGAACACCCTGCGCACCTGTGGGGCCCGTGGGGCCTTGAACGCCCTGGGCGCCTGTGGGGCCAGTGGGGCCATCAATGCCCTGTGCACCCGTGGGGCCTGTAGGCCCTTGAATGCCCTGGGCGCCTGTTGGGCCTTGGATACCCTGGGCACCCGTTGGGCCCGTGGGTCCGTCAACACCTTGATCGCCTGTCGGGCCCGTGGGGCCTTGATTGCCTTGGGCGCCCGTGGGGCCCGTCGGACCAGCCAAACCGGTCGGGCCGACCTGGGTGTACATGACCTGGGTAG